ACGCCCTTTAGCGGCTTGATTGACTTTAGCTTGCTCGCGTCGTCCAATCCTCGGCAAAGGATAACCGCGCCCGTGGGTAGGTAGGTGAAGCCCATAGGCGCAAGGGTAGCCCGCCAAAGGTCGTTAACGTCTAGAACGTCGATAGCCCATGCAAGCGTGCTAAAGATGCTCTCTCGCATGGTTGAGGCGTACCGCCTAAAGGCTATCGCGCTCGTGTTGCCGGTCGGGTCGCCCATGACGCCGTTAACAAGCTCCAACGCGGCAAAGCTCGACTTTGCCGAACCTCGCCCGCCCGGTAGGTTGATGTAACGGTACTCTCGGGCCTCTATCGCGTCGTGCACGGCCTTGTATACGGGTGCCTCGTGTTGGGTTACGTCTATGCGGCTAATGGCCTCTGTGGTCGCCCTACGCGCCTTAGCGTCTAGCTCCAAAGCCTTTAGCCGTCTCTCGATATCGGCCCTCATTGCAGACGCTCCAAAGCCTCTAGGCGGCTCAAAACGTCGGTTTGCTCGTTGAGCTTTAGGGCGTTGCCGATAATCGCCGTAGCCGCGTTGAGGCGCGTTTGTGCGGGCGTTTCCGGGTCGGCCATAATCTCGCCCATTGTGTCGATAGCCGCCGATATGCGGCCCTGTAGTGCGCTTGTGGATTGCTCTAGAAGCTCGCGCCGCGCCCGCTCGTACTTTGCCCTAAACGCCGGGTCGCGCAAGCGGCTATAGGCTTGCGTCTCGCCGATGCCCAACGCCTCGCAAGCGGCCCTAACCGTCGTATGGTTGAGTAGGGCGGCTATTAGTCGCTCGTCGTTTCGGGGCACGGTGCCGCCTCTTTCTCTGCCTCGCGGTCGGCCACGCGCTGCCACTTGCGGGCCTCGTACTCGCGTTGTTTGTCCGGGTTGCGCTTGCGCCAATCGCGCATGTATGCGGCCCTCGCGGCTTTGGCCTCTGCCGTCATTTCTGCCAACGTCGCCCCTTTCGTGCGCCTTGTGCGTCTTGAACGTATTAGATGTGCTATAGATACCGCGCGGGTACCTTATGCGCCCATTATACCAACTAATACGTTTACGTGCATGTTTTCGGCTACGTCATGTTGATAAGTTGTGTTGAAAAGTGCCCTAATCGACTTTATTTGCGTAAGGTCGATTAGAGAAAAGGCCATGAAAAAGGGCGGTCGGCCCTCTGTGGGTCGCCGCCCTGTGGTCGCTCAACCGTCGCCCGGTCGTCGTCTCGCCGTCGCTAGTACGTCGTCGGCATAAAGTAATCGTATTGCGGATAGTAGACAAACCGCGCCTTGTAGCGCGAACGCCCATAGCGGTTCTTTAGGCAAACTAGCTCGATATCGCGCGGTATCTCGTCTTTGGCCTTTGCCAACCTCTCGCGCCGCCTTACCTTGCCGCCGTCGTCGTCCTTAAAGAGGTCGTCGTTAACCGCCGTGAGCTGTAGGCCCCAAAGAACGTCGCACGTGTACTCAATCCCGCCGCTTTCTTTGAAACTCTCGTAATCGACCGGTGTTAGGTAGTTGTTCCTGTTGAAGCTAGAGACGACAAAGACGGGTACCTCTAGGGTACGGCTCATGCGCTTTAGCGTCGTAACGCTGTAGTCCATAGCTTGCCGTTTGTCTGTGATGCGCCGCCCGGTGTCCGGGTCAACATCGCTTTGAAGCACTTGCAGGTAATCGACAATGACGACCGGGTTAACGCCGTTTTGCTCGATGAAACGCGCCGTGTAGTCGTAGATGTAGCCAACCGTGCAATTAAAGTTGCCCTCTATGACGTTAACGCGGTCGGCTACCTCTACCGTGTAGGCGCGTATCTCGTCAAGCATTAGAGGCGTCGTGCGGCCCATGCGAACGTCAAGCCCGGTAACGGCTTTGTCCCTATCTCTCTTAGCCGTGCGCCTTGCTATGCTCTTGCTCGCTATCTCTAGGCGGCTTTGCTCCATGCTGAAAAACAAGACGTGCTCGCCCGCCTCGGCCATTTGGTCGCAAAGTTGGGTTATAAAGCTCGTCTTGCCAACGCTCGATATGCCGCCGATGACATACAAGCCGTTGTAGATTGCGCCCGCCTCGTCGTCTAGGTTGCTAAAGCCGGTCTTGCGGTTTGCCTGCCGCTCTAGCCGCTCCATTTCGGCGACCATTGCGCCGCCTATGTAGTCGGCCATGTTGTCGGGCCTCGTCGCCTTGCGCTGTGCCTCGTCTATGGCCCCCTCAAACGCGGCCCGGTCGGTCGTTAGGGCCTCGTTGGCGTCCTTTGCGCCCGCATAAGCCGTAAAGCGCGTATTTGATACGTTCAATGCGTCTAGGGCGTCTTTGAGCACCTTAGCGGCCTTGTGGCCCGCCTCGTCGTCGTCTAGGGCGATGATAAGGGCCTTTTTGGGCCTCTTTGCCCTTATGGCCTCGGCAAACTTGCCCGCGTTGCTCGCGCTGTTGAGTCCAACGGCCCTACCGCCCGCCTCGATGATTGATAGGGCGTCTATAGCCGCCTCGCAGACGAAAACCGGCCTTGTGTCGTCGTCGTAGATTGCGGCCATGTTGAAGAACTCAACCCTTGCGCCGGTCGGATTCTTGAAACGCGGCCTTGTGCTCGGGTCGGTCGCCCTCGCCGTGTAGTAGTGCCGTGAAGCCGGTATGACTAGGTAGCCGGTCGGGTCGTAGCCCAAACCGTAGGCGGTCGCCGTCTCCATGCTCAAACCTCGGGCCTGTAGGTAGGCGGTTGCTCGCGGGTCGCCCATGTTGCGGGCACAATCGGCGATGTATTGCCCGTAATCTCGCGTCGTGGGCGCGTTCTCGGGCCTTTTCTCGCCCCTTTGGGTAGTTGGGCGGGTTTTGGCGTTTGCGGGCCTTATATCGGCTCTCACGCCGTCTATCTCGATGCCGTAGAGGTCGCAAAGCTCGTCTAGAGCCGTGTTGAAGTCCGCGCCGGTCTTTAGCCTGTAGGCGTCTATAACGTCGCCGTACCAACCGCACTTGAAGCACTTTAGGCTGTAGCCGTCGCCGTGCGGGTCGGGCTGTATGCCGGTGCCGTCGTGGCCGGTGCCGTTCTCGCATTGCGGGCACACATACGACGGCTTGCCGCCAATCATGCGCCGCGCCTCTTGCAGATAGTCGCCGTAGTGCTCTTTAACCGCCTGTATGGCCTCTTGTCTATCCATGCTCGTTAAGTCCTTTCTTGTGGGTGCGGGCACGGGTTACAATGGCCTCGTGCCCGCTCTTGTTTGCGCTAGCGGGTGCCCTGTTGGCGGCTATCTGTGCTTTCGTCGGTGCTGGTAGCCGCCTTTTCGTATCTCGCCGTAATCTCGCGCCGCTTGCGCTCTAGCGGCCCTGTGAGCGGCTGTAGCTCGCTCCAACGGCTTAGAACCGCCGTACAAGCCTCTAGGGCCTCGGCCTTTTGCGCGTCCGTTATGGCCTCGTAAATCGCGTCTTGCATGTGCTCGCCCCCTTTCCTCTAGCTGTGGGTCGCCTCGTAGTTTTCGATAGCCCACTTGTTGCCGGTCGCGTAAACCTGCGCCCGCGTGCGCTCCTGTGGTGTGAGCTTGCGGCCCGTGGGCCTCGGGTCGGGCGGCTCGGGCGTGCGGTCGTCGTCTCGCCCCATGACGACACGCGCCTTTCGTGGGTCGTACTTGAATTTGGGCATATGCCCCCCTTTCGTCGTCGTTTTTCGTCGTTTATCGTCGCATACGCATATGGATTTTGTCCTTTAAGGCAAGGGCTTTGCAAAGCCCATTGCCGCCCTATAGGAAGTATTGGGAAGTATTGGGAAGTATTGAAAATCGCCCTCTTGCTCCGTCGCAGGTAGATAGCTACAGAATTTCAATTTGGGTTCCAGTTCCACTCCCCCGTTGGGTACCACTTTCACTCCCCCGTTGGGTTCCAGTTCCACTCCCCCGTTGGGTACCACTTTCACTCCCCCGGCTTCTGCTTGCGCCCCTTGCTGCCCCCCTTCTTTTTCTTCTTGTCGGTCGCCTTGGCCTCCTTCTTTGCCTCTATGGCTGCCCTGCGCTCGGTCTGGTCGGGTGGGTCAACCATGACAAAATCGACCATGAGGCGGCTATACTGCGAGAAAATCAACCTATTAGCCGTCTCTGCCGTATAGGTTTCCTGCGTCTTTGGGTCGCGGTACTCCCAACGGCCTAGAACGCCAACCCTCGCAAGCTCGTCTAGTGCGCTCTCTAACGGCTTCTTGATTTTTTCTTTCCAATTGCGAGGTGGCCTCTTCTTGCGCCAATCGCGATTTGGCCTCTTCTCCGGTGGTAGCTTCCTGTCCGCTGCCTCCGTCTTGGCCTTTTCCCGCGCGAACTCGTCTAGCCGCGCTTGCCATGCGTCGATGCTCGGCATGTTGGTAGCCATTGCCGTAAGGGCCTTCACGGATAGGGTGTTGTTGGTTCCCCTGTTAAAGTTGTTGTCGATGCTGCTGTGTAGCGACAACTTGCGGCCTATGTCGTAGGCGTTTACGGTGCTTACGCGCAAAAGGGCGGTAGGGTATTGCATGATGTAGGAATTGACTAGGAACGCTGCCGCGTTCTCACCGAAAACGATGTGTATAAAGTCCCTGTTTGGGTGCACCATATAATCAGACAAGATGCGCATTTTGCCTACGTCGCCCTTGTTGCGCCCGCTCTTTACCTCGCCCGCAAGGCTAACGCTGTAAATGGCGTCTAGTGCGTTGCAAACGCTCTTCTTGAAGGCCTTTTTTCGCTCGTTTACAAGCTCGTTTTCCTTACGCTGCTCTTCCTCCGTTTCCTTTATTTCGGGCGTTAGGTTCCAGCCGCAATCTTCGCCAAACTTTGTTAGCGGTATGTCTACCGCGCGTGTGATGTTCTCGCGTCGCCCACGGTAGAAGTTTGTATCAGTGAGATATACGGTAGCCGCGTCTAGTATCTTTTTGGTCAGTAGACCGAACGATAAAACAGACTTGTCGTAGTTCTCTATGGTTATGGTGATGCCGCCCGGTGTCGTGAACTTTGCTGCTTTGGTAAACCTGTCTACCTCTATGCCCCTTGTGTGCAATTGCATGAACTCGTTAGTTATCTCGCCATTGAGCATTGGCAGGTAAGTAGTAGCCAATAGCTCGCCGGTCGTGTCGTCAGTTCGTGCCGGTGCCGCGCCACCAATGCTCGATATAAGCTCCTGTAGTATGTCGCTAACCTGTGGATGCGCGGCCATTTCCTCGCCGCCCTGCAAGGCAAAGCGTAGGGCCTTCACTATGGTTTCGTGGTATTTGTCGTGAAGTGCCCTAACCTCTTTGTTCCATTCCTCCCAAACGAGGTCGTAATAGCCCGTCGTTTCCTCGCCGGTTTCCTCGCCGGTCGCCGGGTCTACGACCTTAACGGTAGACGTGCCGACGCGCCCGACGTATGCGGGCGGTACCTCGCCGTGCTCGCGCACGTAAGGCATGATTTCGTCCCACGCCTCTAGCGGTAGCCTCTCCGGTTCTCTCTCGCCCAACTTGTCTAGGGCGTTGAGGTAGCTACGCAACAGTGCCGTGTCTGCCGTCGTGAGTTTCACTTTTGCCATTAGGTGCCCTTTCTAGTCGTGTTTGCGCTGCTAGATGCCCTGTTTTACAAGCCGCCCTAAACACCGGCCCATAAAGTGCGAAAAGCCGCCTACTTGCCCTTGTGCTTGTCGCGGTCGGCCCTCACAAGCTCCACTAGGTACGCCGTCGCCGATACGCGCCGGGTTGGCGTGCTCTCGCTAAAAGCGGCCTCGTAGAGCCATTCTTTAACGTCTGTGGGTACCCTAAGCGTCATGCGCACATACTCAACGCCTTGTGCGTCTTGTGCGTCCTTTGCCGCCTCTTGCGCGTGCCGGTCTAGTGCGCGTTGAAACTCGCTGTTTGCGCCCATGCTCGCCGCGTCTTTGATGCTCTTGCGTGCCATGTCCTGCCGTCCTTTCTGCCTAGAGGCCCATTTCCTCTATCAAAGCCATGTAATCCTGTGCCGTCGTGCTCTTTGGCGCGTGCTCAAAGATGCTAACGCGGTACGTCTGTGCCTCGCGTGCCGCTATCGCCTCGCGTATCGCCGTCTCGTAGACGTGTACGCCGATGCCCTCGCACGTCTCGGTGATAACGTCTCGCAGGTCGCGGGCCTGTACCGTGCGCCCGCTCCAACGGGTGAATAGAACGCCGCCAACCTGCAAGCCTTTGTTGTAGCCGCGTGCGCCCTCTATCGTGTCCACAAGCAACCGTAGGCCCTTTAACGCGCTAATGTCGGTCGTCATGGGTATGACAACCTCGCTAGAGGCCACTAGGGCGCATATAAGCCCGATGCCCAAACTAGGCGGTGTGTCTATCACTACCACGTCATAGCGGCCAATGACCGGCCTTAGAGTGTCCTTTAGACGCCTCGCCCGCCGCCTCGCGTCGCCCTGTAGCTCGTTGTCGATTACCGCAAGCTGGTAGCTCGCGCCTATGAGGTCAACGCCGCCCGCCCGCTGTATCGCGTCAACGGCCCTACAGTCGCCGCGCAAAAGCTGGTACGCGCCCGTTGCGCCCTCGTCGCCGCCCATGAAAAACGTTAGGTTGGCTTGCGGGTCTAGGTCGATAGCAAGAACCTTGCGCCCGATGCTCGCCGCGCCGGTCGCCAACGCTAGGGCGGTCGTCGTCTTGCCCGCGCCGCCCTTTTGGTTTGCCACTGTTACGACTCGTGCCATTGCTCGCCCTCTTTACTCGTCGCCCATGTCGATGTTCTCTAGGGCGCATTTCATACCGGCAAAGAACGCCGATATAGCCGTAACTAGCCCCTTGTCGTACTCGTCGCCCTGCAACTCTGCCGGTACGGTTACGTTGTTCTGTATGTAGTCCAACACATAGCCCGCGTCTAGGTTGGCCCGCGCTTGCTCCATTAGTTGAGCTACGTTTTCCGGTGCCATACGTGCCATATATCGCCCCTTTCTAGGCCCCTAAAAAGGCCCCTTTTCTAATCGACCTTATGCGCCTAATTTCGTTTTGGGCCTCTTTAGCCGTCCAATCGCGGCAACTCGCCCAACTCTTGCAGAACCGCGTAAGCCTCGCCGATGTTCTCTAGCCGTGCGTCGAAGTTGTAGCGGTTTAGGGCGTTGAACCCCTTACGGAAACGCTCTAGGTACTCTGCAAGCATGTTGTTACCGCGCTCAACCTCGCCGTTGGCGATTGTCTCTAGGGCCTCTTGCCATTTCGGCCTAAAGAGGTCTAGTAGCTCGTCTAGGTTGTGAATCTCTACGCACTTTGAGTAGTCCGTAGTCGCCTCGTTTACCTCTGCCTCTAACCACTCGTCTTGCGTTTGGCAGTCGGGGCAAAGAAAGGCGGTAATAACGCCCTCGTCAAATACCGCGTTCCAATATTTGGCCTTAGACACAACCTCGGTTTTGCCGCAACGCAAGCACTTTACGCGGTCGGTCGGCCCCAACTTTCTAAACTCCATCACGCGCCCCCTAATCCTCGTCGCCGTCGTCTTTGACGCGCTCAACCTTTAGCCGCTCCAACTCTGCCGCCGCTATTCTGATTTGGTGCCCTACCTTGTAGTGCTCAATCTTGCGGCTACGCACTAGGTTGTAAATCGTGTTTTCGTGCACTCGCAGGGTAGCCGCCGCCTCGGGCACGTTGTAGAACTCTTGCGAGAAGTCGCTAGCCATTCTTGCCGCCTTTCATAGCCTCGATGTATGCCAAAACCGCCGCTTGCTCGTCTTGCGTAAGCGTCGTGATTGCCGCCTGTAGCTCGGGCATGACCGGCTGTATGGTCTTGCCGCTAAAGTAGTAGTCATAGATAGCCGTGCGGCCCGTCAACTCTGCCGCCGTGTTGTCGTCGTCGTGGATATAGATTTCAGTCGTGGCCGGGTCAACGTGACGCATGAGGCTTTGAACGTTGTAGAGGTCGATACCGGCTCTATGTGCGCCGGTGCCGCTGTTGTGGCGCAAGCTGTGGGCGGTGAGGCGGTCGCTATCGTAGCCCGCGCCCTGCAAGACGCGCTTTAGCATGGTGCTAATGGCCTTTTCGGATATGCGCCCGCCCTTGTTGCGGTTGCTCGTGCTCGTGAATAGAGGCGACTTAGCCTTTACCGGCTCGGCCCTGTGGTCTAGGTAGTCGCGCAACGCCTCGGCTACCGGCTCTATCAAAAGCTCTTTTTGGTCGGCCTCGTCGTGCCTCTTGCCCTGTAGGTAGATGTACGTGAAGCCGCCCAACGTCTTGATATCCTCGCAGTTGAGGCGCGAAAGCTCTATGCAACGGGTGCCGTTGACGACACAAAGCAGGTACATAGCAAGGGCGCGTTTGCCGCTCTCGTCGGTTGTGTCGATGCTCGCGGCAACCTTGCTAACCGCCTCGTCGGGCAAAACGTCGCGCTTGTGGATATCGCGCCGAACCGTCGCGCCGTGGATGTTCTCGGCAACGTTGGGATAAAGGCCCTCGCTCGCCGTCCACTTAAAGAAGTGCTTTACCGCTCGCAGGTATTGCGCCCGCGTGCCCGCCTTTAGGTCGCGGGTGTTGAGATAGTCGCGGTATGCCTTTACGTCGTCGCGGGTCGGCTGCTGTATGCCCTCGGCCTGTAGCCACTTTGCAAACTGCCGTATGCACGTGACATAGCCTTTAATGGTCGTGGCCTTGCGGTCGGTGTAGTCAATGAACCGCGTAAAGAGGTCGTTAGAGAACGCGGGCACGGTGCCGCCCGGTATGACGGTTAGCGCGGTCGCCTCGATAGGGTGTGCGTATGCGAGATTGCTAGCCATTGTCGCCACTCCTAAAACTTGCCGTCGCTATCGGTGTCGAACATCTTTGATTCTGTGGGCGTGAAGTGCATTTTTATCGTTTGGCCCTCGTCGCTCTCAACGCGCACGTAATCGCAAAAGCCGTCGTCGGCGAACGCTAGGCACTCGTCTAGGCTCTCAAAGAAGCCGTTACCGCAATAGGTGCCGCCCGCGTACTTGTAAGCCGTGTAAGTCATGGTCGCCGCCCCCCTATGCCTCGTCTAGAACGTTCTCTAGCTTGTGGTATGCGTCGTTAACCTCGTGCCATTCCTCGCCGTTGAGGTCGTCCGCGTCTAGAAGCTCGTCTAGCAGGTCGATAACCTCTTGAAGCCGTTCCCTTGCCTCGCTCGTCATGGTGTCCGCTCCTAACTCGCCTACCTTACGTTTACGTTTACTCTATTCTCTGCCTGTTGTGTCTAATTGTCAAGTTAGAGCGGTAAATACATAGTGCGGGCGCAAGCGTCGCCCATAACGCCGAACGTGCGCCGTTGGCGTCTAATTAAGGTTGATATTTTGATACCGCAAAACGTCCCCCAGGATTTTGCAAAACCGCAGGTAGACGGCTTGTTTTAAGGCGATTTAAGGCCCCTTTTGCCGTAAGTTAGGGTATTTGCCCATGAAAAAGCCCGCCAACCTCGAAAGGCTAGCGGGCCTCGCGCAAAGAGGAACGCCCGCAAGTCTGCAACCTCGCGGGCGTCCGTGCCGGGTCGGGTGTGCACTCCCTTACCGGCTATGCCATGCCGTGCGGTGAAAGGATGCGGCCATGCCTGTAAGCCGATAGAAAGCCCGCGCGGCCTGTGGCCTAATCCAAAGCCTCGATAACGGCCATAGGTACGTCGTCGCCCGCAAGTGCTCGGGCGGTGTCCTTGTAGTACGAACGCGCCTCAACGTCGGCCACCCATTGAGCGGCCCGCGCGTTCTCGGGTACGGGTGCGCCGCCCGCCCAACGGTAATCGTGGTATGCGCGGCTCGCGTCGCTGCTAATCTCGTTGCCGGTGCGCCCGTCCCATTGCAGGATGTTGTTAGCGGCCCTCTGCAATGCGTTTGCCGCGTCGTCTACTTGCGCCTCGAACGTCTTAACCGTGGTCGGCAAATAGCTACCCTTGCGCTGTAGAACGTCGCGCAACGTCTTTAGTGCCGCGTCGTTGTGGCCCATGACCTTAGCCGCCGCCTCGATTTCGCTAGAGTCGATGTTGTCGCGCAAGTCCAACATTTGCAGAGTAGCCAACATTTCGGGCGTTGGCGGTGTCATGTCGGGCGCGGCGATATGCTCTTTCATGCCCTTAATGGCTCGCTCGAACTTTGGGCGGGCAACGGCTCGCGCGGCCTCTAGTGCCGCGTCGTAGTCGGCTTTCGCGGCCTCGATATCCTTTTGCCCCTGTGCGCTATCCGCGTACTTTGAAAGCCGCTCAACCTTTTGCAGGTAGGTATCTCGCGCGGCCTTTACCGCCTTGCGCAAGTCCGCGTATGCCTCGCTGTAGTGCATAACGTTGTAAGCCATAGTCGTTTGTCCTTTCTAAAACTCGTCGTCGTAGTCGGCGATTTCGCCGTATCCGTACCGCTGTGCTAGGTCGTCGTCGTAGCCGTCGCCCCATTCCTCGCGGTCTTTCTGCAACCATTGCGGGTTGTCCGGGTCGTACTCGTCTCGCTCGTAGTCGTCCATATGCCTATGTCCTTTCGTCCGTCGCCAAAAAGAGGCGGTTTAGCTGTGTGTATGCGTCTTTCTTTGCTAGGCACTTGCGGGCGTACCTCGTAAGGGCGTCTTTGAGGTCGTCGCGCCCTATGGCCTCTAGGTCGGCTTGCAGGTCGTTTAGGGCCTTTGTGGTGTTGCGGTCTATGAGGCTAAAGAGGTGCGCTTGCCGCTTTCGCGTCTCGTCTGTGGCCTCGCCTCGCCGCCTTAGCTCGCTCAACTCTGCCAACTCGTCGCGGTAGCTCGCTATCACGCGGGCCTTTCGCTGTAGGTGCTTGCGAACGTCGGGCAAAGCCTCGTCAACCGTCATAGAGGCCCCTAGAAAAGCGTGTGCACGGTATGGCTCCATTCAGAGCAATACGCCGAAAACTCGCACGTGTCGTAGCATTGCGGGCGGTTCATGCGGTCGCACTTGCCGTCTTGCCTTAGCTTTCTCGCGCCCGCCCTCTGCCGGTAGAACTCTTGCATGAAAGCGGCTCGCGGGCTTACGTACTCGTCGGCCTCTTTGGGTGCCTCTTTGGCGGGCTGTGGTGCCGTTTCTAGCGGCCTTGTGACAATGACGCGGCTTCTATCCATGTCTAAGCCTCCAACCCCTCTAAGAGCGTGTGTAGCCCGTCCGATACGTCTTGAAGTAGTGCGGCCTCGGCCTCGTCTAGTGCCGGTCGCTTGCTAAAGAAAACGTCGCCGATAACGTCAAACGAGAATTGCGGCCCGTGGTAGCCGGTCGCGTCTTTGACTAGCTCGCGGTTGGCGTCCGCAACCATGCCGAACGCGGGCAATACTTGCCCCTCCCACGTTTGCGGGTCTATCGACTTGCCGCAATGCGGGCATGTGCGGGCGTGCCAATGGTTGAGCACGTCGCGGTCGTAGACTTGCCACGAACCGCCGCAACTCTCGCAATGAATGACCATGAAAGCCAACGTTTGCCCCTTTCTATGCCGGTACGCCCTTGCGGTAAATCTCGCGGTCTAGCGCGTATGCAAGTGCGTCTATGCTGTGGTTGTCCGCGTCCGGTAGGTCGGCCAATATCTCGCCGTCCTTTGAACGCTTGTACTCGTATTGCGACAACTCGCGGTGCGCGTTGGGCGTGCGCTTCGGGTCGCACACGATGCGCCGGTGCTGTAGCCATTTCACGCGGTAGTTAACGCAACCGGCGAACTTTTGGCACGGTATGACCTTTAGGCCCTCGCCCTGTAGGTCGGCAATGCTCTTAGGCTCGGCACTATCGGCAACGATTAGCTGTTGTTGGCGGTACGCGCCGCCGAACATCGAAAAGCTGTAGTCGTCCGTTCGGTCGTAGCCTCGGGCCTTTATCTCGTCGGCCATAGCCTTGTTAGATAGCCCCTTGCCGTAAATCTCGTCTAAGAGGTAAATCGTGTCGTGCTTGCGGTCGTAGGAAACTCGCAGGTAGCAAGCCGGGTCAACCGAAAAGCCAAAGTCTAAGCCCGCATGGATGTAATCTAGGTGCTGTAGCTCGTCGTCGGTGATTTCCCTAACTAGCAGGTTGTCGCCGAAAACCTCGCCGCCGTCGCCGCAAGCTAGGCCCTCGTACTCGTTTTCATAGGCGGTCGGGTTAATCTCTTTGAGCCGTTCGGCCTCTAGTATGAAGTCGCTGCCTAGCCACTCTTGCGGTACGTCCTTGTAGGTCGTGCGCATGGTCAACGCTCGCGGGTCGGCCCGCTCGATTAGCAGGTTTGCCCAATTGGCGCGGCTGTTGGGCGGGTTGAACGTGCGTATAGCCGTGAACCCCTCGCCGCCTCGCATGATTGATTGCATCACGTTACGGGTGAAGTTTTCGCCCGGTAGCTCGCTAAATTCCTCGAACCAACCTAGCCGAAAGACGCCCTTTAGCGGCTTGATTGACTTTAGCTTGCTCGCGTCGTCCAATCCTCGGCAAAGGATAACCGCGCCCGTGGG